GATCACCATGGGTCCCAAGGGCCGCAACGTGGTGCTGGATAAGAAGTTCGGCGCTCCCCTCATCACCAACGACGGCGTGACCATCGCCAAGGAGATCGAGCTGGAGGATCCCTTTGAGAACATGGGCGCTCAGCTTGTCAAGGAGGTCTCCACCAAGACCAACGATGTTGCCGGTGACGGTACCACCACCGCTACTCTGCTGGCTCAGAGCATCATCGGCGAAGGTCTGAAGAACCTGGCTGCCGGTGCAAATCCCATCGTGATGAAGAAGGGTATCTCCAAGGCTGTTGAGGCTGCTGTGGCTTCCGTTAAGGCTAACGCCCAGAAGGTCAATGGCACCGAGGACATTGCCCGCGTCGGTACCGTCTCCTCCGGCGATGAGGCCATCGGCAAGCTGATCGCCGAGGCTATGGAGAAGGTCGGTCACGACGGCGTTATCACTATCGAGGACTCCAAGACTGCTGAGACCTACAGCGAGGTCGTGGAGGGCATGATGTTCGACCGCGGCTATATCTCCCCCTATATGGTCACCGATACTGAGAAGATGGAAGCCATCGTTGACGATGCCTTCATCCTCATTACTGATAAGAAGATCGCTGTCATTTCCGACATTCTGCCCCTGCTGGAGCAGCTTGTCCAGGCAGGCAGAAAGCTCGTCATCATCGCCGAGGACGTTGAGGGCGAGGCTCTCTCTACTCTGATCGTCAACCGTCTGCGCGGCACTCTGAACGTTGTCTGCGTCAAGGCTCCCGGCTTCGGCGACCGCCGCAAGGAGATGCTGCAGGATATCGCCATCCTCACCGGCGGTCAGGTCATTAGCGAGGAGCTGGGCTACGATCTCAAGACCGCTGATGTCTCCATGCTGGGCCGCGCCCGCCAGATCAAGGTCACCAAGGAGAACACCGTGATCGTTGACGGCGCAGGCGCTGCCGAGGCTATCGAGTCCCGCGTGTCCCAGATCCGCAGCCAGATCGCCATCACCACCAGCGATTATGACCGCGAGAAGCTGCAGGAGCGTCTGGCAAAGCTGGCAGGCGGCGTTGCCGTCATCAAGGTCGGCGCTGCCACCGAGACCGAGATGAAGGAGAAGAAGCTGCGCATCGAGGATGCTCTCAACGCTACCAAGGCTGCCGTTGAGGAAGGTATCGTCGCCGGCGGCGGCACCGTGTTCGTCAATGCTATCCCCGCTGTTGAGGCTCTGCTCAAGAAGGTGGAGGGCGATGAGAAGACCGGTGTGCAGATCATCGCCAAGGCTCTGGAGGCTCCCATCCGTCAGATCGCTGCCAACGCAGGTCTGGACGGCAGCGTGATCCTCGAGAAGGTCCGCTCCTCCAAGAAGCCCGGCTTCGGCTTCGATGCCTACAAGGAAGTTTACTGCGATATGGTCGCTTCCGGTATCGTCGATCCCGCCAAGGTCACCCGCTCCGCTCTGGAGAACGCAGCCAGCGTTGCTTCCATGGTGCTGACCACCGAGTCCCTGGTTGCCGACAAGCCCGAGCCTCCCGCCCCCATGGGCGGCGGCGATATGGGCGGAATGGGCGGCATGTACTAAGATACAGCCCCAATCCCTTGCAATAGCTGATTTCTGGCGAAGAAGGACGCGAATTTACGCCACACTTACGCCACAAAAAGCGCATAATAGGGTCAAAGACCGATGCTCACTTAATCGTGGGTATCGGTCTTTTTACATCTGTGATGGAATTGCTGGTTTGAATGTGCACTTTCATACCTCAACCATCTGCTGCATACAGTCCATGCACATGATCCGCACATCCTTGGTGGCTCTCACGCTGTTCTTGCAGCAAGGGCATTGCAGCTTTCTTGTGCTACTCGGTCTGCGCTCACCGCCTGACATAGCCCCGCTCTGGCTCGTCCCCGTGCTGCCGATGCGGATCGGCTGAAAACCGCTATTGCGTCCGATACGGATTTCGTTCCAGTCTTTTGAAAGTGCATATTCAACAAGCTTTTCGCTTGGTCTGGTATTCCATCCATACTGCCCGTATTTATAGCACTCAAGGCCGCGTTTCTCAGCCTCTTCCTTGAAGCGTCCGTTGTGGTACATCCCGCCACGGCTTACCTCCTTGATGCCGTTCTCCCGGCAGTAGAGGTGCACCATTTCGTGAATCATGGTGTCCAAGGTTTCCTCGATGGGGTAGTTCAGAACTTCCGCCGCAATGTTTAATTCATAGGCATTATCTTCTTTCCGCTGCCAGACTTTCGCCACGCTGCAATGACCCATTGTTCCCGGCTTGCTCTGAACAGTGATAATGGGAATTGAAAGTGCACCTTCAAAGAAATCTTCGTTCAAGTGGAAATAGATTTTTTCGAGTTGTCCGACTGCGCGGCTCATTTTCGTGGTCTGCTTCATGTTCGTGTCCTCCCAAGATGAAAAGTGTGTGAGTAGCAACGCTGCTTGCTTGCGTTGCTTGTCGTCCCCACGCACAGCTCGGGCGGATCAGTCAAGGATGATCGCAGATCACTCGCAATAAAATTTTGGAACAAAAATTTATTCGTCCTTGACTGGACGATCAGGTGTGCCACATGAAATAGGGGCAGGAATAGCATTAGCTACTCCTGCCCTTCCGCTTTTTACGCAGTTGCTACCTGTCGAGTTAGTTTTTCTCCCTCAACGCAGCAACCAATTCCCTCACCAGAGCTTCGTCGCGCTCTGAGAGTCCTTCCACCTCCACTGCTCGGCGCTCCGCGATCCCCAGTAGATAGTCAGCCGAAACGCCGAACACTTTTGCGAACGCACAAACCACATCTGCGGACGGAGTTCTAATACCTACCTCGTAGGTCGATATAGCGGATTTTGTAACACCTGCTTTTCGAGCAAGTTCCGCTTGCGACCAATTACGACTTTCTCGTAATCGACGCACTTTTTGACCTAAATCAAGCACCGTTTAACACCACCATTCTGTTACTTAGTGTAACAGCACACAAGTAAACTATGGGGGTTAATTTGGCAGTCTGTAAAATATATCGCAAGAAGAGTTTAACCAACTCGACTTGCGATATTTTTTTATGCTCAGACGGGCGGAAGGAGTGAGAAAGTTGAGCACCGGAACGAAATACAAGGTCGTGGATGACGCGGTACGCATGGAAATCGCAAAGCTGTATGCAGCCGGATACAAAGTGCCGGACATTGCGGCAGAGGTCGGACTGCACGAGACCTCTGTATACCGTGAGCTTAATCGCGGCATGACGGAGGAGCTGGACGAGAACGGCAGATTCGTCTACGACATCGAGAAGGCGCGGCTGGCTGCCGCCCGCGCGAGGGCAAACAAGGGAAAGTTCAAGGGCACCGGCATCGACGGACGCTGCAAGCGCCACGTCCCTGCACAGTAAGGAGGAGACCATGGCATACACGGGAAGAAGCTGTTGGCTCTGTGGGCGCAACGGCACCGCAGACCCGCTGGACAAGCACCATATCTTCGGCGGCGCATACCGCAAGAAGAGCGAAAAGCTCGGCCTATGCGTAGACCTGTGCCACGGCAGCTGCCACATCTTCGGCAGCGAAGCGGTGCACGCCAACGCAGAGACCATGCAGCGCCTGCATGAATACGGCCAGAGAAAGGCCATGCAGGAGAATGGCTGGAGCATCGAGGAGTTCCGTCTGGAGTTCGGCAAGAACTACATCGACGAGGACGAGCCGGAGCCGGTGCAGGAGGTCGTCGTGAGCAGCTTCTGTATCCTGATGGATGCCGCGCCTCTTCCCTTTTGATAGGAGGCAATATGAAAGAACTGCAGAAAAATGAAGAGCGGGCGCTGGAGGGGATGCTGGCGCGATTCAGCCCGGAGCAGTGCTTCGAGGTGATGAAGAAGGCTCTGAATGCCTTTATCCAGAAAGCCTGCGACGGTCAGCCGGGACCGGTGCGAGCGCAGTACGGGAGGTTGGTACAGCCGGTGCTGCACCACATGGTGGCGCTGGACGTATTCCACACCGTATTTACCAAGGGCAAGGAGGGCGAGCGGGATGCTGAATAAAACCATCCTGATGGGGCGCTTCACCGCAGACCCTGAGTTGCGTCGGACGCAATCCGGCACCGCCACCTGCAGCTTCACGTTGGCGGTGGAGCGGGACGGAAAGCCGGACGAGAACGGCAAGCGCGCCACCGACTTCCCGGATTTTGTGGCGTGGCGCGGCACGGCGGAGTTCATCTGCAAATACTTCCGGAAGGGACGCATGGCCGTCGTGGAAGGCAGGGTGCAGACCCGCACATGGAAGGACAAGCACGACCAGACCCGGAAGAGCACGGAGGTCGTGGTGGATAACATCTACTTCGGAGACAGCAAGCGCGACGATGCCGGTGGCTACGAGCCGTATGGCGGCGGGCAGTTCTCCGAGATGGAAGACGACGGCGAGCTGCCGTTCAACTGAGGAGGAATAGAGGATGTACCAGCAGGGATATGTCATCACCGTGGAGCGCGAGGATATGTTCCGGGAGCGCCGGAGACGGGCACAAAAGCGCGTGCTGGAGGCGCAGAGACGCGGAGCTATTCAGGGTGGCGCACTGGTACTGCTGGCAGCGCTGCTGGCGGCGGTGGTAGCCATGAGCTGCAACCGGCAGGAGCAGCAGGCTGCCGCACCGGTGCCAACCATGGAAATCGTGGTGCATGAGCACGTCACGGTGAGCGCCCCCCCTGCCGTAATTCAGGAATCCACAGAAACGCAGGAGCCTGTGGAAAACTGGAACGCCGAGGCGGAAGTCATCGCCAAGACGGTTTATGGCGAGGCGCGGGGGTGCTCCGCCACGGAGCAGGCTGCCGTCGTCTGGTGCATCCTCAACCGAGTGGACGACACGAGTGGACTGTGGCCGGACGACATCATCGGAGTGGCGACGCAGGACAGCCAGTTCCACGGATACAGCGAGAGCCACCCGGTAGAGCCGGAGCTGTACGCACTGGGGCTGGATGTCATCGCTCGCTGGCAGCAGGAAAAGGCTGGAGAGAGTGATGTGGGGCGTGTGCTGCCGAAGGAGTATTGCTACTTCACCGGAGACGGCCTGCAGAACACCTTCCGGACAGAATGGCGCGGCGGAACTACATGGGACTGGAGCCTGCCAAGCCCATACGAGGGGTGAGGACATGACGGGCGAAAACTGCGAAGGCCTCCACCTCGAAAACGACCAGCTGCAATACATCGCCCGCATCAGCCACGGAAAAGACAGCATGAAAATGCTGGACGTTATCGTATCGCGCGGCCTGCGCCTCGATAGGATAACGACGACGGACGTGTGGGCAACGGACACCATCCGGGGCGAACACCCGGAAATGGTGAAGTTCAAAGAAATGGCGGATGAGTACATCTGGCGCAAGTATCGCATCGAGGTGGAGCATCTGTGCGCAATGAAGAACGGAGAGAAGGTCACATACGAGAAGCTGTTCTATCACATCCCCAAGCGGAAATCTGCGGGGGGGGGTACGCTGGAAACAAGGGACGATACTCGGATTTCCGACACTGTGGCAGAAGTGGTGCTCCTCAGACCTCAAACGAGCAGCACGAGACCCGCATCCAAGGTTTCCCTGCACAAATCGGAAGCTGGTGCAAAAAGCTCAAAATCGACTATATACGGCTTCCCCATGTCCATCAACCGGAAGGGGAACTGGTGCACCAAGCTCAAAACCCGCGTTTTCTGAAAGCCCCACCGCGAGGGGCGGTAAAAATATCGTGGAATACCTCGGCATCGCAGCAGACGAGCCGAGACGCTTCAGCCAGCTGAACGAGCGAAAGCGTGCGCTGCTGGTGGAGTTTGGAATCGAGGAAGACCTGTGCGGGCTGCACTGCCAATACGAAGGCATCCTCGCACCGAGCTATGAAACGAGCTGCAGGGACGGATGCTGGATGTGCCACAATCAGGGCGTGAGCCAGCTCCGGGAACTGCGCAGGAGCTATCCGGAGCTGTGGAAGCTGCTGCTGAAGTGGGACAACGACAGCCCGGTGAACTTCCACCCGGACGGGCGCACAGTCCACGACTACGACAGGCGCTTCCAAATGGAAGACGACGGCCTGCTGATACCCGGAGACCGCAGCTTCCGGTGGAGCATGCTTGACGACGACTATATCCTCAATTACAGGCTGTTTTGAACGCAAGGAGTGAAATACATGGAGCAGCTGACGTTGTTCGACTTGATGCAGCAGCAAAGCGATTTCCCATGCGACAACTGCGTGTTCGACAAGCATGGATGCTGCAGCCATATCGAGGACGAGGAGTGCTACTGCGTGCGCGGCAGCTTCCAAGTGAGACCTGCCGAGGTCATTTGCCCGCGGTGCGGGAAGGAGATGCAGGTGGTACAGAGCGACTTCGGCAGCGATGGAGCCATGTGCACCTGCGGCATGCACAAGATATTCAATAATCAAGGAAACCGGCTGTCTGCTTTCGAGCTGTGGAAGCAGGGGCGGCTGGTAGGTACATAACTATGAAAATCGAGGCCAACCAGATATACCACATCGACTGCATCGAGGGCATGAGCCTGCTGCCGGACGAAAGCATCGACCTGATTTTCTGCGACCTGCCATACGGCACCACGCAGAACAAGTGGGACGTAGCGATAGACCCGGCGCTGCTGTGGGAGCAGTACGAGCGCATCATCAAGCCCAACGGTGCCATCGTCCTGTTCGGACAGGATAAGTTCACCGCGCGGATGATGCTGTCCAATGAAAAGCTGCACCGCTACAACATCATCTGGGAGAAGACTACACCAACGGGGCACCTGAATGCCAAGAAGATGCCGATGCGCAATCACGAGGACATGATGGTGTTCTACAAGAAGCTGCCGACCTACAACCCGCAGAAAACCACAGGCCACGCCCGGAAGGTCAGCAAGGCTGCGCACCATGTGTCCGCCTCCAAAACTGCCAACTACGGCGACTACAAATTCACGGATTACGACAGCACGGAACGATACCCGGCCAGCGTCTGGAAGTTCAAAACAGACCGGCAGAAATCGGCACTGCATCCGAATCAGAAGCCGCTGGAGCTGTGCCGCTGCGTCATCCGCACATACACCAACCCCGGAGACCTTGTGCTGGACAACTGCTGCGGGAGCGGGAGCATCCCTTATGCAGCGAAGCTGGAAGGCCGTCGATTCATCGGAATGGACAAGGGTGTGTGCGAGAAGACTGGGCGGCTGTGGGCGGACATCGCGCGGGAGCGGATAGAGGAGTGGCTGCCATGAGACATGAGGAGAAGGTGCGCGAGCTGCCGGGGCTGCGGTACGAGACATGCCGGTACTGCAATCTGCGCTGGAACATCGCCAAAGAGCAGAAGGTGCCGAAGGATGGATACATCTGCCCGCACTGTCAGGACAAGCTGCGGCGTGGGGTGTTGAGGAGGTGAAAAGTGTGGAGAGATTAACGCAGAAAACCGACTATTGCGCCGCTTTTTGCCGGATGGAAGACAGGCGAGAGTGCGCGCACTGGACGGGGTGCGTCAGTATGAAGTGCGGGGACGCGAGACGATATGAACGCCTTGCTGCTTATGAGGACACCGGGCTGACACCGGAGGTCTGCGCCAACTACAAGAAGTTCGAGGATGAGGCCATCAGCAAAGGCGTGACCTTCGGACGCATTGTGGAGCTGATGGAAGCGGAGAGCGATGGACGACTGGAAGTGCTGCCGTGCGGAGTGGGTGGCACAGTCTGGGTGACGTTTAGTATCTCAGGAGACTATCTGCGAAAGAGTGACGCGCCGTACCGCTGCAAAGTGGTGTTCATTGGGCTGAACGGAGAGCAACCGTTCATGCACATAGAGTTTAAGACGGGGAGTGTATTCCCTGTAAATCTCGACCAAATTGGCAAAAGAGTGTTCCTAACACGCGAGGAAGCGGAGCGGGCGCTAAAAGCAAAGGAGGAAAAAGCGTGAAACGCGGAGATATTTTCTACATCGAAATCCCGTATGCCACCGGGCACGAGATGGAAAAGGACAGGCCGGGCATCGTGGTGAGCGCGACGGCGGCCAACGTGATGCGCGACGTGGTGCAGGTGGTATTCTGCAGTGCATCGACGCAGCACCAGATGCCGGAGCACGTCGAAATCCATTCCACCCCGCGCCGGAGCACTGCCATGTGCGAGCACATCTACACGGTGGACAAGTCCCGCGTGGGTACATACATCGGCACTGCAACGCCGGAAGAGATGGAGCAGCTGGAAGCGGCGCTGAGCAAGGCGCTGGCGCTGGGCGCAAAAAACGCGGGGGGGGGGGTACTCCTCCTCTGCACCGAAGGAAGCGAGCGGCCTGCGGGAAGAGAATGTCCGCATCCGCTGCGAGTTGGAGACCTACAAAACCATGTACGAGCGGCTATTAGACCGCATCACAGAAAGGAGCAAGTGAACATGAGCAATATCAAGGTAACGAAGGAGCAAATCGACCTGCTGATGAACAGCGCGGACGTGAAGGTGGAGACCACCTTCGACAAATGCACAGTGGTCACGATGCGGCTGCGCAACGGCTTCATCCTGACCGAGAGCAGTGCCTGCGTTGACCCCGCCAACTACGACGTGGAGCAGGGCAAGAAGCTGTGCTACGAGCACATCGAAAATCGCCTGTGGGAGCTGGAAGGCTACGCCATGCAGAAGAGCCTCTACGAGCGGGAAGCTGGGGGGGCGTGCTGCTGCAAGGATGACTGCCAGTGCGAGGCCGCCACCGGCGACTTCGGCTGGGCACTCGACCAGATGCATGCCGGTAAGCGCGTGCGCAGACAGAGCTGGAACGGGAAAGGCCAGTATGTGTTCCTCGCCCAGTGCAACGAGATGCACACCGATGCCGACATCAGCGAGTTTGCCGACGGCAATGGCGTGGAGGTATGCGAGATGCTGGTGCTGCGCACCGCCCAGCGCAACCTGCAGCCCGGCTGGTTGGCGAGCCAGTCGGACATGCTTTCCACCGACTGGGAACTGGCAAAGTAAGGAGGGCGCAGGCATGAGCGAGCTGAACGCACAGACCAAGCTGCTGGGCAATACGCAGGCAGCTCACGCGGAGCTGCTGGCCGCAACGCTGGAAGAGCGCGGGCGCGGCTTCGCCTCTGACCGAGAGGCATGGGCGCTGCTGAAGGAAAGCATCGAGAATGTCGAAGTGCGGATGAAGACCATCAAGGAGCTGCACAAGGATATGTGGAGCGCGGTGAAAGACCACAACGAGGACGCTTTCTGCGCGCTCTCCAGCGAGTTCCAGCGCAGCGCCATGCTGCTGAGCATGGAGTGGGCGACGGCCAGCGTGATGGCGAATATCGCCGTGCTGCATCCGGAGGAACTGAGCCATGCTGACTGATAGAGAAATCGTGGAGCTGACCCGCGCGTGCGGCAAGCGGGTATGCAGCACTGACGAGCACTTCGGCTGCCCCTTCGGAGACGAGGGGATGGTGGACTGCGTGGAGCGGCTGGGTGCCGCCTACGACGACACCGTAGACCGGCTGCTGGAGCTGAGCGATGCCCAGCGCGAGGGGCGCATCGTCATCAAGAAGCGCATCTGCGGCACATGCCGCTGGCGCGAGCAGTTCGTGGGCACCTGTTTCAACGGAGAAAGCCCGCACTGCGCAGACACGGTGGAGGGCGGCGACAGCTGCGACCACTGGGAAGCGAAGAACAATTAGGAGGTACGCGATATGAGCAGTGCTATCAACCACAAGAAACGCAGCCACCGCAGCGAGCGGATGAAAAACAGCGCCTACCGCGCCCAGAGCGCCCGCCGGTACTACTCGGCATCCGGCATGAGGCGACGCAACGCCGGGCTGTTCCGGCGCTTCATGGACATGCTGAGGGGACGCAAAAACCCGCCCGCCAACCGTCCGCCCAAGCCGGAGGCGGAATAACGTGGCAGCCGAGGAACGGAAGGTCTGCTGCGACACATGCGCGCTGGCCTTCGAGGAAGAGTGGCCGGAGCACAAGACGGCACTGCGCTGCGGGCAGGAGGGAAAGTACCGTGGGAGAGTGACCTACATCTTCCCTACCGGCAAGCGTGCCGTGGCATACGGCTATCCGATACCGGCATGGTGCCAATGCTACACACCGACACCTGAAGAGTAAAATGCACGCCTGCGTCCCCTTCGCCGGGGGCGCAGGCGATGACACAGGAGCTTTGCATCCTGTCCGTGCTGAGACACGGGCGGGCTGGAGCGCTCCGGTGCCCCGGACAACGGCATACTATTATAATTCACGCGCGCGCGTGAATTAAGGCTTGTAAGCAATCATAAGTTAGCGACCATCTACCAACAGGAGGCTGGAGACATGTACAAGGGCAGGAACTTCAACAGAGAGAGCGTATATGTCTGCGGCGATTATATAGACGGAGACATATATCCTGTCTTTCAGCCTGCAGGCAAGCGCAGGAAGAAGTGCAAGCCCACCAGCGAGATACAGGAGAAGCTCAACCAGAAGAACGCCGAGAAGAAGCTGACCCGCTTAGTTCACAACAATTTCTCTGAGGATGACATCGCCCTGCATCTCACATACCGGAAAGGACAGGAGCCGGTGAGCGAGGAGGAAGCCCAGCGGGACGTGTACAACTTCATCCGAAGACTGAAGCGCAGATACAAGAAGCTGGGACTGGAGCTGAAGTACATCAGCTGCACGGAATACGGAAAGAGGACAAGCAGAGTTCATCATCACCTCATCGTATCCGGGGGCATGAGCCGAGACGAGATGGAGAAGCTGTGGGGCAAAGGCTACGCCAACAGCAAGCGCCTGCAGTTCGAGGATGACGGCGTGACCGGCCTCGCCCACTACATGGCGAAGGACAAGCACTTCTACAAGCGCTGGAATCAGAGCAGAAACCTTGTCATCCCGGAGCCTGCCCAGTATGACGGGCAGCTGAACATGGAGGACATCGAGGAAATCACGGGTGCCATCGAAGAGGGCACCGCATACCAGTGGTTTGAGGAGCGATACCCGGACTTCGAGCTGGTGGAGGCCTATTGGTACAGGAACAATATCAATCGCGGAGCCTACATACACTTCGAGATGCGGCGGAAGCGACGATAAACAGCGACATCGAGAGATGCCGTTAAAAAACATACACAGGAGGACGAGAATATGAGCGAAACCAAGCACCGCATCATCGCGGTGGACTTCGACGGGTGCCTTTGCGAGAACAACTGGCCGGACATCGGAGACGACAATCCGGAGGTGGTGCGCGCAGTGCTGCAGGAGCAGGCGCAGGGCAGCAAAATCATTCTCTGGACATGCCGAGCGGGAGAAAAGCTGGACGCTGCGCTGGAGTGGTGCGCCCAGAGAGGCATCCACTTCGATGCCGTGAATGAGCATCTGCCGGAGATGAAGGAAATCTTCGGCAACGACACGCGCAAAATCTTTGCGACGGAATACTGGGATGACCGAGCGGTGTGCATGCCGCGTCGTCAGCCGTTGAATGCGCTGGCCGACGAAATCCACAAGAACGCGGTGGCACATGGCTGGTGGGACGAGCCGCGCAGCTTCGGCGACATCGTGGCGCTGTGCCACAGCGAGCTGAGCGAGGCGCTGGAGGAGTTCCGGGGGGGCAAGCCCATGGTGTACGGCTGCTGCGGCTACTGCGAGCACGACGATGTATGCGACTGGGAGCGCAAGGACAAGACCCGGTGCAAGCCGGAGGGCATCGCAGTGGAGATGCTGGACTGTCTTATCCGTATTCTGGACTGGTGCGGCAAGGAAGGCGTGGATGTGGACGGCCTGCTGCGCATTAAGCACGAGTACAACAAGACCAGACCGTACCGGCATGGAGGGAAAGCGCTGTGAAAATCGGAGACAAGGTGATGCGCACGCCGCAGACCATCCACGGAGAGGATGCGAGCGGCAAATCCAAGGCCGTGCCGATGAAGGGCACGGTGGTGTACATCCATCCCAAGGGGCGATACCACACGGTGGAGTTTGCTTGCGGGGGGGGGCACTGTCCGGGAGAGTTTTCCGGGTACTGAGGACTGACGACGAGGAGGGGCTGGAGAAGATGTTCCGATACAAGAGCGGCGTAAAGGTCGATTATAACAGGCAGGGGTACATCTACTTCGTGTCCCGTATGTACAACGAGCTTTCGGCGGGAGAACAGCAGAAGATACTCAACCTGTGCATCGAGCACGGCGGCGAACACTATCAGGCATTGTTCGAGTTCGTGACGACGGACACCACGGCCACGGCGCTGGCGATGAAGCACTACATCAGCCGGGAGACGCTGTACAGGCTGGTGAGAAAATACTACGAGAACTTCCCACGGAAGCTATGACAAGGAGCGGGAGCAGCTGCGGCTGCCCCGCTTTTTTGTTGCCTGAATGTTGACACTCCGCGACGTGGATTTTGTGATACGGTGCAGCATGGAAGGACGGAATGCGAGATAAAAAGCGCCCCGCCCAAGGGAAGCTGCAGAAAAGACGGCGAGCGGGCGGGTGCCAGCAGCATGAAAGACTTTTTCCCCACGACAAGCGCGCACCTGCGTGTGCGCACGCGCGCGAACATATAAGCGCCGGAGAGGAGGAACGGCGGAATGAAGACAGGAAGACCGAAAAAATACGGCAGCAAAAAGGCACTGAGCGAGGCAATCGAGCGGTATTTCCGCAGCATCAGCCGCACAGTTCCGGCAAAAGACGGCCTTGGACGCGCCATTCTCAACGATGACGGCGAGGAAATCAAGCTGACGGAATACATCGTGCCGCCGTCCATCAGCTCCATGTGCCTGTATCTGGGCATAGACCGGAGCACATGGCAGAACTACTGCGACCCGCAGCAGCACCCGGAGTTCTCCGGCATCACGGAGACGACCCGCGCCCGCATCGAGGCCTATCTGGAAGAGCAGCTGCTGACCCGCGAGAAGGGCTTGCAGGGCATCATCTTCAACCTGCAGAACAACTACGGCTGGCGGCAGAAGCAGGAAGTGGAGCTGGGCGACAAGACCCGGAAGAGCCTGCCTTCGGAGCCGCTGAGCATACAGGAGAAGCTGGCCGTCATTGCGGCGGCGCAGGCGGCGGCAGCAGCACACAGCCTCGCAGAAGAAGAGGCTGGTGAGGAGCCGTGAAAAAGAAAGAGATAGACCGCCTGTATGAGATAGCTGCGTGGTACAACGGCCTGTGCGAGACCAACAACGAGACCTTCATGCCACTATTCGCGGATACGCACCGGTATCTGGTACTGAAGGGCGGCGGCGGCAGCGGCAAGAGCATCTTTGCAGGCCGCAAGGTGCTGGAGCGGGTAACGTCGGAGCCGGGGCACCGGTGGCTGGTATGCCGCAAAGTGGCGAAGACCATCCGCGAGAGCTGCTTCGAGCAGCTGAAGGGGCAGGCCTACGACTACTATTCCGAGCACATCGACTTCATCCCGCGCGGCAAGGGCAGCGACATGTATATCCGCTTCAAGAACGGCAGCGAGATACTGTTCGCAGGCCTCGACGACGTGGAGAAGCTGAAGTCCATCTACGACATCACCGGTGTTTGGATTGAAGAGGCCAGCGAGCTGCTGGAGGGAGACTTCAACCAGTTGGACATCCGACTGAGAACGAATTTTCCGTACTACCTGCAAATCATTCTGAGCTTCAACCCCATCAGCATCACCCACTGGCTGAAGAAGCGCTTTTTCGACTTCGACATCAAAGACCCGGTAGAGCGCAAGAAGGCCATCGACAGAACGCGCACCCACGAGAGCACCTACAAGGACAACCGTTTTCTGTCCAAGGAGGCCATCCAGACGCTGGAGGCCTTCAAAGAGACGGATGAGTATTACTACATGGTCTACTGCCTCGGCATGTGGGGCGTGACCGGCAAGAGCGTATTCAACAGCAAGGCTGTGGCACGGCGGCTGCAGGAGAACATCCAGCCGAAGAAGACCGGGTATTTCTCCTTCACCGATACAGGGCTGAAATTGACAGACATCCAGTGGGTGGACGACAAGGACGGCTTCATCCGCATCTACGAGGAGCCGGAGAAGGACGTGCCGTATGTCATCGGCGGCGACACCGCCGGAAACGGCAGCGACAGCTTCGTGGCGCAGGTGCTGGACAATCGCACCGGCAAGCAGGTGTGCATGCTGCGCCACCAATTCGACGAGGACGTATTCGCCCGGCAGGTCTACTGCCTCGGCGTGTTTTATAACACGGCGCTGGTGGGCATCGAGACGAACTTCTCCACCTACCCGGTCATGGAGCTGGAACGTCTGCGCTACCCAAAGCAGTACGTCCGGGAGACCATCGACGACTACACCCACAACGTCAAGCACAGCTTCGGATTCTGGACGGGAACAAAGACCCGCCCTGTTATCATTTCTGAGCTGATAAAGGCCACCCGCGAGGACATCACCATCGTGAACGACCAGACCACGCTGCAGGAAATGCTGACCTTCGTGCGCGGCGAAGACTGGAAGCCGGAAGCGGAGGCGGGTGCACACGATGACTGCGTGATGAGCCTTGCCATCGCCCACTACATCAGGCCGCAGCAGCGCTACACCAAGTGGCAGAACGGCGCGGCGGGCGTGAAGTGGACGGCATCCCAGTGGGAGGACTACGAAAATGCTTCCCCGGCGGAGCGGGAGATGCTGATAAAACGCTGGGGACGACCCCAACGATAGGAGGACGACATGAAGAAGAAAAAGGCAGACCAGACGAAGCTGCACTTGTGGCAGGAACGTCTGAAAAGCAACGAGAGCGCCTATGACGGCGAAATCTCGCGCATGGACGAGCGGGAGGCACTGTATCGCGGCACCGACGAGCTGAAGACTATCGTGGCCGGAGAGCGGAAGAAAACCACGCCCCATGTGCGCAACATCTGCGCGGAGCTTATCGAGGCGCAGACCGACAGCAACATCCCCCAGCCGAAGGTGACTGCCCGCCGCCAGAAGGATGAGCTGAAGGCAAAACTCATCGAGGACATGCTGCGCAACGAGCTGGACAGACTGCCCTTTGAACAGCTCAATGACATGATGGAGCGCACGGTGCCTATTCAGGGCGGCGCTGCCTTCCTTGTGGAATGGGACAACAACCGGCGCACGCACTCCACCATCGGCGAGCTGGTGGTATCCACCATGCACCCCAAGCAAATCATCCCGCAGGACGGCGTATACACCGGCGTGGAGGACATGGACTACATCATCCTGAAAATCCCCCAGACCAAGGAGTACATCCGCCGGAAGTACGGCGTGGACGTGAAGGACGAGACGGAGCAGGAGCCTGACATCAAGGGCAGCGACGGCGACAACACCGCAGACGACCTCGTGACCCAGTACATCGCCTACTACCGCAACGACAAGGGCGGCATCGGCCTGTACAGCTGGGTGAACGACACGGAGCTGGAAGACCTCGAAGACTATCAGGCCAGACGACTGAGACGCTGCACGAAGTGCGGCGCGGTAGAGCCGCTGGCATCGGAGCCTGCAGAGGGTGATTTTGCACCGGGCGAGCTGCCCGGCGCTTCGCTCGTTTCGGCGGAGGAGCTGGAAGCGGCGGCGCTGGAGCCTGCCAAGCCTATGCACCGCAGAGGCGGCGGCAAGACATGCCCGTACTGCGGAGCCAGCAACTGGGAAGAGACCGAGGAAGAGTTCGAGGAGGTCTACATCCCCATCGACCTGACAGGCGGCGGACAGATTCCGGGCGTAGTGAAGCGCGCGGTGCCCTCGGAAACGGAGTTTGACGAGCTGGGGCTGCCGGTGATGGAAGTCATCGAGGAGCCGACCCGCATTCCGTTCTACAAGCCGGACATCTTTCCTGTCATCCTGCAGAAGAACGTGAGCGTGTACGGCAGATTCCTCGGCGACAGCGACATCGACAAAATCGCAGACCAGCAGAACACCACCAACCGCATCGAGGCCAAAATCATCGACAAGCTGTGCAAGAGCGGCAGCTACATCACGCTGCCGGACGAGGCCAGCATCAAGGTGGACGCTGACGATATGAAGGTCATCCGACCCGGCAATGCGGCAACGAAAGCGCTGATTGATGTCTACGACCTGCAGGGCAACGTAGAATACGACCTCGTGTACCTCAACCAAGTGTACGAGGAGGCGCGGCAGGTCATCGGCATTACCGACAGCTTCCAAGGCCGTGCAGACCGCACGGCCACCAGCGGCAAGGCCAAGGAGTTCGCAGCAGCTCAGAGTGCCGGACGACTGGAGAGCAAGCGCGTGATGAAGGACGCTGCCTACGCTGCGCTGTTCGAGGCTATGTTCAAGTTCCGACTGGCCTACACTGACGAGCCGCGCCCCGTCGTCTCCAATGACATCCACGGCAACGCCAAGTACGACACCTTCAACCGGTACGACTTCTTAGAGAAGGACGCTGCCGGTGAGTGGTGCTGGAACGACCAGTTCCTGTTCTCCTGCGACACCTCGGCACCGCTGGCATCCAACCGCGAGGCCATGTGGCAGGAAACCCGCATGAATTTGCAGACGGGAGCCTTCGGCGACCCGGCAAGCCTGCAGACGCTCATCCTGTTCTGGACGAAGATGGAAATGCTCCACTACCCCGGAGCGGGAGAGACGCGCAGCTATCTGGAAGAGGAACTGCAGAAGCAGCAGGCGCAGCAGCAGATGATGCAGCAGCTGCAGATGCAGATGCAGGCACGCCAACAGCAGGCGCAGCAGCCTGCCCAGCAGCACGGTATCGACCCGCGCATGGCGCAGGCCGTCATCCAGAAGGCGAAGCAGGACGCTGCTGCGGCAGCACGACAGCAGACAGCGGCACCGGCACAGCCCGGAGCTGTCTAAATATAAGCAATCATCTCATATCCGCGTATAGCGCGGCCTCCTGAACACCGGCACGCGGCGGGCGTGGGACACCCGCCGCACGCCGGTGGAACGCAGGAGAACAACCGGGAAAGGAGGACGAGAAGATGAGCAACAAGAAGGGATACGCTGGCAGCATCCAGAACAGCGGCGCTCAGAAGGTCAAGGCTCCTCTGCCCGCTGGCGGCAAGAAGGGCAACAGCACCGTGAAGACCGGTAACGACCTGCGTGGCGGCAAGAAGTAAGACCGCCCGGCGCTCCCCGGTGGCATGAAGGCCGGGAACAGACTGTCCCGCAAAATATTCGCAGCAATAGCGCAAAAATGCAGAAGGAGCACCAATATGGAAGACACCATCGACTACGGCGCAGTATTCGGTATCGACGAAGGCGGAAACGAGCAGGAAGTCGCCGACCCTGCAAGCGAGACCGAGGAGACGCAAGGCGAAGAAGAGCAGGAAGTCGCCGACCCTGCCGAAACGGAAGAGACCGCTGACGGCACCGGCGACGGTGCCGGTGAGGGCACTGAGCAGTCCCCTGAAGAGCGCAAACGCTTTGCGGCAGCCAGAAGAAAGGCTGAAGCCGAGCGGGATGCTGCTATCGAGAAGGCCAAGCAGGAAGCGCAGGCGGAAGCCCAGCGCACCATCGACGAGGCCTTCAAGAACAGCGGGCTGACCAACCCATACACCAAGAAGCCCATCACCTCGAAGGCGGAGTACGACGAGTACCGCGCGCAGTTCGAGGCTGAGAAGAAAGCCCGCGTTCTGAAGAAGAGCGGCATGACGGACGCTGAGTTCAACGAGTTCGTTGCCAACCTGCCGGAAGTCCGGGAGGCGAAGCAGGCGCAGCAGGCGGCGCAGGAAGCCGCGAAGCAGGCGCAGGAACAGCAGGCGCGGATGCGAGTTGATGAGCAGCTGAAGGAAATCAGTGCCATCGACCCCAGCATCAAGGAGCTGAAGGACATCGCCAAGATGGAGACCTACCCCAAGTTCTACGAACTGGTGAAGAAGGGCAACAACCTTGTGGATGCCTTCAAACTGGCGAACTACGACACTCTGACCAGCAGCACAGCGGCGGCATCCAGACAGGCTGCCATCAACGCTGCCCAGAGCAAGCAGCATCTGAGCCAAACCACCACCAGAGGAGCGGGCGCTGTATCCGTACCGGCGGACGTGAAGGAGGCCTATCGCGCCTTCAACCCTAACGCCACCGACGCGGAAATCCAGCAGCACTACAACAAGTATGTGAAGAAATAACGAAAGGAGCATTTTACTATGGCTTTCAAAGTTCATTCCACCGATGACGGCAGAGTGCCCGGCATCGAGTATCTGCCCTGCGGGGCTATCACTCCCAAGGTGGGCATGGCGCTGGTGCAGAGCGCTGGCAACCTCGCCATCGCCACCGGCACCACTGCACCCACTTACATCTCCATGTGTGAGAAGGACAGCGCCTGCACTGCAGGAGACATCATCCCCGTCATCCGCGTGAGCAAGGATATGGTCTTCGAGACCACTTTCTCCGCTGCCGCCACCAGCATCAAGCTGGGCAGCAAGGTGACTTTGCACGCATCCGACGGCATGAGCGTGACCGCCACTACCACTGACGGCGTGGCCGAAGTGGTCTACATGGACGGCACCGCCAGCGGCTCTATGTGCCGCGTGCGCTTCTAATCTGACGAAAGGAGACAGACATAATGGCTAATATCACTTTTACCGAAGGCTCCGGCCTTCAGGATTCCATCTTCGGCAAATCTCAGGCTCCAATCCGTATGTTCCTCGAAAAGAGGGGCGAGGCTTTTGAACAGGCCTCTATGCTTCCTGAGTTGTTCAGCATGGGCACCAGCAAGCACTGGGGCGAGAAATTCACCACCATGACCGCCATGGACGGCTTCAAGCCCGTGGGCGAGAACGGTCAGTATCCCACTGACGGCATGCAGGAAGGCTTCGACAAGTTCCTCGAACACATGACTTGGAAGAACTCCTTCTCCCTGTCCCGTGAAATCGTGGAAGATGCGAAGCTCATGGACTTGAAGAAGCAGCCCGCAGGCTTCATCACTTCCTACTACCGCACCCGCGAGAAGTTCGGCGCTGCCCTTCTGGGCGCTGCCATCGGCGGCGCCACTACCATGAACTTCGGCGGCAAGACCTTCGACACCAAGACTGCGGACGGCAAGTGCCTGTTTGACAAGGCACATCCCTCCAAGCTGGGCAAGAAGACCCAGAGCAATATGTTCGCTGATGCCTTCAGCAACAATGCTCTGGCCGCTATGGAAGTTGCGATGCAGGACTTCCGTGGTGATAACGAGGAGATTCTGGATGTGGCACCCACCACTATCCTCATCCCCAACGAGTACACCCTGAAGCGCGATGTATTCGCTGCCATCGGCGCAGACAAAGACCCCAACACTGCCAACAACGGCTTCAACTACAACTTCGGCCGCTGGAATGTCATCGTGTGGCCTTACCTCAACCAGTTCATCACCGCTGGCACCAAGCCTTGGGTGCTGCTGGACAGCAAGTACAACGAGGAATACGGCTCCGCCGTGTGGCTCGACCGCGTACAGCTGGAGGTACGCAGCGAACTTTCCAGCAACGATGCCAATGTATGGAAGGGCTACGCCCGCTTCATCGCTGGCTTCAATGACTGGCGCGGCTTCGCCGTGGGCGGCGTGACCGGCGGCACTCAGCTCATCTCCGGCTGATAAGACCGGGGCAGCATAACTACCAACGCAGGGCGGCGGCTCGATGCCGCTGCCCTGTTTCCACACTACGAGGAAAGGAGGTTAGCGATATGGCTATGACCCTATCCGGCGTTATCGGCATGGCGGACAACATCAAGCCCAACGCCTTCGACACGGCCACAAAAACCCAGTGGGTGAACGAGGTGGAAGGCCTCGTGCAAACCGAAGTGATGCTGCTGGCGCTGGAGGAAATCATCACATACGACTACACCACCAATGCCAACACGAAGCTGCTGGTGGAGCCGCCCCACGACAAGTTGTACTGGGCGTACCTCACTGCCATGATTGACTTCGCCAACGGCGAGTACAACAAGTACCAGAACACCATGCAGGTGTTCAACGCCTTCTTCGGAGAGTATATGCGCTGGTACGCGCTGCACTTTCGCCCGGCGGACGGCGAGGCTGTGGAGCAGGGATACTACCTGTCCGCCTACGGCATCGCAGTGAAACACGGCTACGAGGGCACCGAGGAAGAGTGGCTTGCCGGGCTGAAGGGCGACGAGGGCGACGGCGTGAGCATGCGCTACGAAAACGAAGTCGTGCAGTGGATGCGCGACGGCGACGAGGCGTGGCAAGACCTGTTCAGCGTGGACACTCTGCGCGGGCAGGTGGTAGCAGAGACGCTGGCTATCGCAGAGGCGGCGCAGGAAGGCGCGGAGACCGCGCAGGCGGCGGCGGAAGCTGCAGCGCAGCAGGCGGCAGCGGATGCCCAGAGCGCGGCGGACGACGCAGCGGCCACCGAGCGGGACAGGCAGACGGCATCTGAGCAGGCGCAGGTAGCCACCAATCAGGCGGAGGCATCCCAGCAGTCGGCTACGGACGCGGCGGCGGCGCAGGCGGCAGCCGAGGCCGCTAAAATCGCCGCAGAGAGCGCGCAGGCCAAATCCGAGGCAGAGGCCGCTGAAGCCGAAATAGCCGCGCAGACGGCGACGGACGAGGCGGAGGACGCGAAAAACAGCGGCACGCGCAGCGAGAGCTGGGCTGTGGGCGGCACCAACACCCGCGAGGGCGAGGACGAGAACAATGCCAAATACTGGGCGGGCGTGGCGCAGGCGGAAGCCGAGAGCGTAAAGACCCCACCGGTGGAAGGCGTGTATAACATCGTCCTTGCAGACCGCAGCACCGGAGACCGGTACGCGCTCATCGTAGAGGACGGGCGGCTTTACATTCTGGGCGTGAAGCCTGAGATGGAAGCCACCGACATGACGCTGGTGGACATCGCCACCGGCATCGGCTATTCCCTCGTCGTAGAAGGCGGGAGACTGACACTGGAGGAGGTATAACCCATGGCTACCGGAGATAAGAAAGGCGCATTGATGCAGCAGGATGTCGGCGCGGCAGGAGGCGTTGCCCCCCTCGGCGGAGACAAGAAGGTGCCTGCTGAAAACCTGCCTGAGATGGACTACGAGAAGTCCGGCAGCGTGAAGACCCACGACGAGGCAACGGATGCGCACAGCGCACTGTTTGCCGGGAAAGCAGATTTGGACGACGGCAGCACCGTGGCGTTCAGCGTAGGCTATGACGCGGGCGGCCTGTACGTCGTGACCGAGTAAGGAGGAAACGACCATGAGCAAAATCTATGTGGCAGACAAGGCGACGTTGGACAGTGTGAAGGCGACGGCTGAGAACACCAACGGCAAAGCGGACACCGTGCAGACCACGGCAAACTCCATCAACGCCAAGGCGGACAGCATCCTTGCGGAGCTGCAGGGGCAGCGCCCAAAGCGCTACGGCTTCCGCGTGAAGGAGAGCGAGAGCAACCCCAGCTCCCGCGTGGAGTACCTGTTCGACGCGGTGGGCATGACCCCTGCGGCCATGAACTACACGGCGGGCACGTTCAGCTACGGCAGCTGGGGCGACTTCTGGGTGGTGCGGGATAACTTCCCCTGCATGGTGAACAATGACGGCAGCGTGGCCTATCAGCTCAACCCGGACAACTACGCACTGCGCGCCGTTACCGGAGCTGACAGCGACGTGGCAAACACCGCCTTCGCGGGCAACGCCATGAGCGCCATCCCTCTGGTGTGGGTGAAGCGCTACCACGAGAACGGCTACCGCTACGTCATCTTCTGCGAGAGCCAGTACGACGAGAGCTACAAGGCCTACGCCCACACACGTCCGGACGGCTCCATCGCCCCCTTCGCCTACGGCGCTATGTTCGAGGGCAGCATCGTGGACAGCAAGCTGCGCTCCATTTCTGGTCTCGCGCCCACGTCCAGCACAACTGCCACGGCGGAGCTGACCGCTGCGCAGGCCAACGGCGGCGCATGGACTATCGAGACATGGGCTTTCTGGAATCTCATCCACGACCTTCTTGTGCTGCTGGGCAAGAGCACCAACATTCAGGCAGTGTTCGGACAGGGACACACCACCGGCGGCGCGAGCGCAGCTGACCTGTTGACCACCGGCACGCTCATCAACAAGGGACAGTTCTACGGCACCAGCGACACGCTTTCTGCCGTGAAGGTGTTCCATATGGAGAACTTCTGGGGAGACCGCTGGGACAGAATCGTGGGGCTTATCTACGACAACGGCACCTACAAAGCCAAGATGACCCCGGAAGGCGACGGCTACAACCTGACCGGCGCAGGATTCTCTGCCATCCGCGAGGGCATCAGCGCAACTGCTGCGGGCGGCGGATGGGTGAAGAACGCCCAGCAGACCGAGCACGGCCTGTTCCCCACCGTTCTCAGCGGCAGCGAGGCCACCTACGACTGCGACTACCACTACTACAACCCGGCCATCGTGTCCGTTCCGCTTGTCGGCGGCTGCTGCGTCGACGGTGCGT